TCCCATCGAGAAAACCTCTCGGCAATCTCGTCTTGTCAAGCCTCCAAACTGTCTTTCCAGACATGCGAGGAGACCAAGCAAGCCGTACACCGTCCGAAGCAAAGGAAGGCTCCGGGGAACCTGGAAGTCGCTTACGCTTCCAGACAGTCTCCACGTAACCGCCAATGGCGGCTAACATAAGAGCATCTGCATTAAAGTACTCGCATTTGCCACGTCTTTTACGCGTGACTGGTACGATACGATAATAGTTCTTTTTAACGGTGATGGTCCTTATCCCCTCAGTGGGTTGGGACCAGAATGGAACGAGAAGGGGCGTGTGTAGCATGTTAACGAGATGGATAAGTGGTTTAATAACTTGAGGAATAGGCTCATCGCCCAAGTCCCAAGCCCACTCCAACATAGCGTTGATCGTTGCATACACCTCTGCGTCATTGCCGAGTGACTTAACATAAAACGGCGTTATATACTTGCCGTTGTAGTAATCACCACCGCAACTTTCGCGGAAAGGCCCCTCACTGTAGGACTTGTCGCTATTAACGATTAATCCTGCAGCAACGAGGGTTTTACAAACCTCTTGATAACATTTTGAAGGACATATAATATCATCCCCAAAAACACCTATACGACTGTAATCAACGTAACAGCGACCTTTGGTGGTCGTGCTAGCGTAAACTAGAGCTAATAAGGTGAGCGTCATCATTGGGAAAGTAAATCCATTTCCCATCGTTGACATCATGTTCAACTTTACCTTTGGTTTACCAGGTAAATCGAGCAGAGTATGCTCAGACCGGATAGCCAACAGGAAGTTGTACCATGACGCTGGCCACAGAAGCTTTATTAAAGCAGGAGTGATGAGATCAGATGCCATCTTTAAATCAATGGTAGCCAACTCACCATCCCTAGAGCCTATATACGCTAATCGCCTATTTTTTGTAGGTTGGTTAGATATATCTAGGCCCATGCAACGAAGCGCACCCTCAATGGCGGCACCTGCAGCAAGCTGCAGAGCCATATCCAGAGAGGTTCCGTGCAAATCGTGCGATCTGTGGACTCGTTCTTTGGTACGGTAGTCATGCTCGAAGCATCAACCAGTTTGAACTTATATCTTTGCGCCGAATCCATACGGCGCAGATGTGGGTTCAAATGTCGCAATAATATTGCGTACTGGGTGGCACGTGCAGAAACCGACCCTGTACTTCTCCTAATTTTATCGAAGAAGTGTGTATCACTAGTTAAACGTGATGCACCAGGGCCAAATTTCCAGTTGGTCAGGATGACCGGTAACGAGAACTCACATTGAGGTGAGTCTATAT